GTGTGTCGCCCGTGGGATATTAATGCAAAAAATTCGCAATTAGGAATAAAAGAAAATGCCAAGAACCACCATTGCAGAAGCATGCCGGAAACGCGGGATAGATCGCGCAGATTGGGATGAAGCGAAGCGCCAAGGAATCGACCCTTGGATAGCCAAAGACATGGAGGAATGGCTTAAAAAGAAGCGCCACCGGATTAAGCCTGGCACTACTTTAACCGAGAACGAATCATCAAACGCTCAAACTCTGGAGCAGATCGAGGACGCGATCAGAAAAGCGCAAGACATTGATACAGTCCGAATCTTAAAGGAAAAGGTTATGGCGCTGAAAGGCATCGTGGCAGTCCAGCAAGAAACCCGAGAGCTTGTGCCATCTGGCGAAGTTCGGGAATCAATGACCGCGGTTTATTCCGTGGTCCGAGCTGAGATGCTGAAGCTTACGTCAGACCTTCCACCGCAGATAGCCGGTTTGGGTGAAGCTAAAATACAATCAATCTTGAGATCCGCAATCGTTGATATTCTGACCCGCTTGTCCGACTCGCAATCAAAACTTTTTACGCATGAAGACGGCAAATGAATCAGTTCTTGAGGGATTGAGCGCCGGATTGCGGCCGCCATCTGACCTTCCGCCTTGGCAATGGGCTGCGAAAAACGTCAAAATATCAAACTCTGAGCGGTCTTCCAAGTTTGACCCAGACCAAACGCCGTGGTGGAAAGGTCCAATGTCATGCGCTAGTGATTCAGAAACTCGGCAGATTACGGTTTTAGCTCCGACCGGCTCGGGTAAATCAACAATGGCAGAGGCTTTGATTCCCTACATCGTGAGCGAAGACCCCGGACCGCTGCTCTACGCATCGCAGACAGACAGCGACGCGAAGTTTTGGGCTGAGACTCGACTCAAGCCAGCCATGAAATCTTGCAAACAACTTGCAGCATTGTGGCCAGAAGACAGGCACGCAAGCCGCAAACTAGAGATCATATTCCCGCACATGCCAATTTCTATGGGCGGGGCTAATATATCAAACTTCCAAGAGAAGTCCGTTCGTTGGCTTTACGGTGATGAGGTATGGGCATGGGCGCCGGGATTGATCAGAGAATTCCTAGCTCGGCATCATAACCGCTGGAATCGAAAGGTTTATCTCGTATCGCAGGCTGGAGTAATCGACGGCGACCTGCATCAAGAGTGGAAAAAAACCGATCAAGCCGAGTTTTCTTGGCGATGTGAATGCGGAGATGCTCAACCATTCAGCTTTGATTGGATCAAATTTGATACTATTACGCGAGAAGATGGCAGCATTGACGACCAAGCATCAGCCGAAACCGCCAGAATGCGCTGCCGAGGATGTGCTAAAGAATACCCAAACAACGTCCAAACGCGCAGGATGTTGTCGGATTCCAACATGGATAACGGTGGGCTTGGCTATATTTCGACCAATCCTATCGGGCTGCGTGATTGTCGGGGCTTCCATGTTGATTCATTGGCGATCTGGTGGATATCATGGTCGCAAGAAGTTCTTGAGTTTCTGGAAGCGTCGAGGCTGGCAAAGCAAGGAGTCACGGACAAGCTGAGACAATGGAAACAAAAGCGACGCGCCCAGTTCTGGTCCGACGACATGGCTGACTCGGAAATCCTAATTAGCCGGAACGGATATACCAAGATGGATCATGAAGACGGTCAACCGGTCGAAGGTGAGGTTCGCCGGTTTGCAACTATTGATGCCGGTGGAGATCATTACTGGGCGATCATTTCAGCATGGCGCCAAGGTGGACAATGCCGGATATTGTGGGAGGGATACATTCCGTCCGATGGTGGAAACGAAGCTGATCTTGCTGCAATTATGGCACGTTACAATATCCCACCGCCACAGACATTTATCGACATTGGATACGAGCAAGACCGAATCCTAGACCTTTGCGTTAAGCACGGGTGGACTGGCATCAAGGGAGAAGGAAATAAGCGATTCTTCACCCATAACGGGCAAAACGGGAAAACCATTGAGAAACTTTATTCACCAATTAAGCGGGCAAGGGCAAAGTCCGGCGGCGTGGCGAGATTCATTTTCCTCGCGTCAAATCCAATTAAAGACATCTTGGCTCGTATGATGCAAGCCGGCGATCAGATCGAAATACCCGCCGACGTATCAAAACCGTTTGAAAATCACATGAAATGCGAAAGGAGAACCGTTGAGAAACATCCGAAGACCGGCGAAGAAAAGTCAGTTTGGATTCGACCAGGATCAAAAGCGAACCATCTGTTTGATGCGATGTGCTATCAAGTCGGTGCAGCTCTAGCTTTCCGCGTCTTTGATGAAAGTGAAGACGTTTGACTTTCGCCTTCTATCTTGAATAACTCCACCGATGAACTTAGCAACCGAAGCCAACGCTCATTACATGGCGCACAAGGATGATGCCATCGCTTGTGCAGCAATCCGCAAGGAAGCGGCAGCGCTCGGATTGTCTATCCTTATTGATGCAAACGCTGGAGCTACAATCACAAGCGCAACCGTTAATGGACAATCGTTTTCTTCAACTGGAGCGATGAAACAATCGGACAGGCTCCGGTTATTGCGCGAGATTGTCCGTAGACTCGATCACGGCCGAACAATCTCTAGCTTCCAACAAATCCACTTCTGAACCAATGGCATCATCTGTAATCCTTAACGAGTTTGGCACTCCATACCAACACGCTCACGCAGCGTCTAGAAACTCAGCGCGTGGTCCGCAGTATTCGCAGCGCATTGATGACATTGACAAGTTAATCCCATCAAATGACAGGAGAACACTGGCGGCCTTATCGTCTCGGCTATACGTCAACATTGGCGTATTGAAAGCCTGCGTTGACCAGAAAGCAGACTATTCTGTTGGCGAGGCTTGGCTTCCATCCTATGTCGGAAGCACCGACATGGAAGACGGCAAAAGCGCTGCTAAATTCCTTCAAAACGTATTCCTTCCATCTTGCGACGTTCGCGGTGGCATTTACGACTGGTGGAAAATGCTTGAACTGGCATCAATAGCAATGGATCGAGACGGTGACGTTTTCATCTTGATGATTAAAGGTGATGACGGGTTTCCTCGTGTGCAAATCATACCTGGCCATCGCGTTTATTCGATAGGCTTAGAGATTGTTGATACAGGAAAATACGCTGGCTACAAGATCCGCGATGGCGTGATCTACTACCGTGGCGGAAGACCTGCGGCTTATCGGGTATATGAGGGTAATTATTTGACGAGCGCTTATCAAGATATCCCAGCTTCGGATATCATCCATCTTTTTGACCCTACATTCTCGGAAGCCGGTCGCGGACTTCCTGCATTTACCCACGCACTTGAAGATTTAAAAACATGCTTGGCATCAACCGAAGACGAGCGGGTGAGGCAAATGATTATTAGCCGCTTGCATCTGACAGTCTTTAACGAATCTGGATCGCCTGATCTTGATGACCCAATGACAACGCTTGATAATAGCGTCACAAATGCGCCAGCGGCATTCTCAACCAAGCAATTCCCTGGCGGCATCATGTATTTGCCAGCCGAAGGTAACCAGCGCATTGAGCAAATGAAGCACGACAACCCCGGACCGGTCTGGGAAGCGTTTCAAGATCGACTCATTCGCATGGCAGTTGTCGGCGCTGGATGGTCTTTATCTTTGGTATGGAAGCCAACAGGACAAGGCACGGCTGAACGGGCTGAGATTGTCAAAGCCAGACGCGCTATCGTTAAACGTCAGGGCATTTTGTTTTATGCGGCGCGCCGGATCACATCTTGGGCATACGCTAATTTTGCCGAGAACAATCGTGTTCCAATTCTTGACAGTCCGACCGCGTGGGACTTTTCGCGTCCACCTCGCTTATCTGTCGATGACGGCAGGGAATCCAAACTGGAATTGTCCGAATTAGTGACAGGATCACGCAACTTATCCGAAGTTCTTGAAGCCAGAGGTTTGACAGAAGATGAATTTTTAATGAAACGGGCTTGGTCAGTGGCGAATCGTAAAGCAATCGCAGCGATTGTATCACAAGAAGCATCTGCTAAATACGGTGTCGAAATTGAAATCGAAGACCGTGAAATGTTCATGCAGACGCCAAACGAAATGGCAAAACCTGAAGGACCAGAAGAACCTAGTCACTCAGAAGAAGAAGAAATCACAAAATCCAAAACAACTGAAGAAGATGAATCTGACAACGATTGAAAACAAGTCCGGAAAGGTCAAACTGACCGAGGACATTAACCAATTCTCCGTCGAGAAACTCACTGAGGATATCGGCAAACTATTTGGCGCATCTGCATATGCATCTGGGGCTGACTTTGGCGAGATCACTAATTGCGCCGAAAACGCGATTGAAACGCTTGAGATCGAAATTAACTCACCGGGCGGAAGCATTTTTGACGGCTATACAGTCTATCAAGAAATCAAATCGCTCCAAGAACGCGGCGTCTATGTTACTGCTACCGTAACCGGAATGGCAGCAAGCATGGCAAGCGTAATTTGCATGGCATGTAACGAAGTCCGGATGGTTCCGCATGGTCGCATGATGATTCATGAGGCATCACAAGGAGTAAGAGGCAACGCAGAAGAACTTCGCAAAGCCGCTGATTTGCTTGATGGATTATCGCAAAACATCGCTGAAATTTACGCCGGCAAGACTGGCAAAGATGTTGAAGATATCCGCGAAATGATGAAGCAAGAAACATGGATGACTGCGACGCAATCATTGGAATATGGCTTCATTGATTCGATTCTTGACATTCGGTCAGCATCTCCTAAAAATACCCAGCATACCAATAATCCAATGTCAATCCTTTCAAAACTATTTCCGGGCAACGATGAGATTTCCAAATTGGAAGCATCTATTGCTGAAAACGAATACATCCGCACGGAGCTTGAAATTGCTCAGAACAAGATTCAAGAATTGTCTGGATTGTCAGCAATCATCCTTGAACTAGAGGAATCCAAAGCAAAAGCCGAGGCATCACTTGCCGAAGCCCAAGCAAGCATCATTGCCAAGGACGCCGAGATCGAAGAAGTTAAGGCTTCAATCCCAGCTGCCATCACCGAATCTCTTGCAGCAATCGGTCAACCGGAAGCAATCGAAACAAACGAAGAAGCATCCGCTGAAATTGATCACATCAAAGAACTTTCCAATCTCAAAGGTTCGGCAAGAACCGCATATTACAATGCAAACCAAGCCGAGATCAAAAAACAACTCAAAAAATAATCTCTAACTAACTAATCAAATGGCTACCATTTCATTCAACGACACAATCTTTGCACAAGAGGCTCTCAAAGCCTTTACCGCAAAGCTCGCCCCACTCCGCGCATTCTCCCGTTCGCTTGACGACTCGGCAAGAGGCAAAGGTGACGCAATCGTGGTTCCTTTCATCTCCGCGATGACTGCAACCACTTTCAACAGCTCAACTGCCAACTATCAAAGTGGCGGCGGTGCAATCACCCACAACACGGTCAACCTCAACCAGCACAACATTGTCACTTTTGACATCACCGACCTCCAGAACGCAAACAGTTCTGGCGCCCGTTTTGACGAACTTGCCATGCAAGCCGGTCGCGCACTTGGTCAAAAAGTTCTGGAAAACATCTGGAAACTGATCACCACCAGCAACTTCGGAGCCGCTTCGGTGACGACATCGGAATCCAGCTATGGCTTGGCACAACTCATCGCACTCCGCGCAGTTCTTGCCGGTCGCAACGTAGACGTCGATCCTGGCGTTTGCTCTTTCATCCACAACACCGTTGTTGGCGCATCGCTTCTTGGTTCTACCAACGTGCTGCAAGCCTACGCAATGGGTGACAACCAAGCCGCACGTCAAGGAACGCTCGGTCAACTTGTCGGTTTCCCAACTTACGAAACCAACATCCTTCCAACCGCTTCGACTTCCCTTGTTTGCTTCGCCGCTCATCCTGATGCAATCAGCGTGGCAATGCGTTATCTTGAGCCGCAAGCCGGTTCCGAGTATCTCGCAGTCGAGCGTGCAGCCGATCCATCCGGAATCGTAATGGGCTATCGCCGCAGCTTCGACCAAGCAACTGGTCAAATGTTCGGCGCTTTCGAGTGTCTTTACGGAACCGCAACTGGCTTGACTCTCGGCCTCGCATTCGGCACGAAACCATAATTTTTCTGGTGTAGTTTATTGTTCAAAAAACACCGGCCCTTAAAAAAGGTCGGTGTTTTTTTTGTTGTCAAAAAAACGAATGGATAACATATTCCATTCACACATATGAAAAAAGATAAAATATCGCTTTCCGTAATAACCGGAAATTGCGAAAACTACATCGAAAGGTTTCTTGATAAATTCCAACACCACTTCGATGAGGTTGTCATCGTCCGGGCGATCGGCAATCAAGAACCGGATCGGACGCTTGAGATCGCGCAAAGCCGCGGCTGCGTCATCGGTGAGTATTTTAACAAGATTGGACATTGGAACCACGTTGACGACTTCGGCGCAGCTCGCAACAAATCAGCGCAGCTTGCAACCGGCGATTGGATCATGTGGGCCGACACCGATGACATCATGACAAATGATTCAGGCGAGCAGATCCGGCGCTTGATTTCCGACATCAACGACAAAGACGTCGACGGCGTTTTGATGCGCTACGTCGTGCCGGAGGACAACATCATCAACTGGCGTGAAAGAATCTGGCGCAAAGGATCCGCCATCTGGGAACATCCGGTCCATGAATGTTTGAAATTCAACGAAGGCACAAATCACATGAGGTTTGACGGCGCCGAGATCATTCACGCCAGCGAAAAACGCAGCGCATCGCGGGATGAAAGAAATCTGCGAATCCTCGAATCCATACCCGAAAAAGAACGAACAGTTTCACAAAAATTTCACACCTTCCAAAGCCTAATCGCATTAGATCGGAACGACGAGGCGATTCAATCCGCGCTTGAGTTTGTGCAATCCGAAGGAGTCGGCAGAAATGAACTTTACGAGGCGTATTTCCAACTTGCCAGACTCGCGGATGATGACGGCATCAAAAAACAAATGCTTCTCGCTGCACTTGCAACAGATCCGAACCGACGCGAAGCATACGGAGAACTGGGGCTGGCATCGACAATTTCCGACCCACAGTCAGCGCTTGGCTGGACTGAGGCAATGATCGGGCTGGAGATGCCGCCAGAACCGCCGTGGAACCTCCGCAGACCTTATTATGGCTCGCTAGGCATCGGACTGCGTGGCATGGCTTTACGCGCAAACAACCGCCGAGAGGAAGCCGACGCAATCGAAACCAATCACTTCATCCGGAACGGTGCAAAAATATCACTTCTTCACGCGACCAGAGGACGACCAGCGCAAGCCTGGCGATCAAGAATGGAATGGCTGAGATCCGCAACCAATCCAGATGCGATTGAGCATATCTTTGCCATTGATGTTGACGACGTGGATTCATACCCACTGACCAACGCCAGATGCGTGATTAACGCTCACAATTCGGGATGCGTCGGTGCATGGAACGCAGCGGCCCAATCATGCAAGGGAGAGATCCTGATTCAACTCAGCGACGACTGGAAACCATTCCAAGGATGGGACGAAGCCATCATTCAAGCCATCGGAGACACATCGAAGCCGAAGGTTTTGGCGATTTCTGACGGTTTCAGAAAAGATGACTTGCTTTGCATGGCGATTATCACCCGCCCACGTTACATGCAGCAAGGGCATTTCTTCCATCCAGAGTTCTTTTCGATGTTCTCGGACAACTGGTTTTCATACAAAGCCGCGCAGGACGGCGTGATCATTGACGCGAGAAAGGAGATCGTTTTTGAACACGTCCACCCAGCATTCGGGAAAGCAGAGTCAGATCAGACCTATGAGCGCAGCAATGATCAGTATCACTACCTGACTGGGCAAGGCATCTTTAAACGCTTGGTTTCCTCCTCGCCAGTATCGACAGACATCCACGGATGGTTTGATTTCCGCGATGTCTATGATTACGTCGCCAAGACAATCCCAGAATGCGGGCATTTCGTTGAGGTCGGTGCATGGAAAGGCAAAAGCGCAGTCTATC